AAGCTGAAGCCGACAACCCCTCAGTGTTTGTAGCTGGCTGGAGGCCGTTTATTGGCTGGGTCTGTGGAGCGGCTTGTGCATGGAATTGGATAGGTTTGCCAATGGCGAAAGCATTGGCGGTATACCACCAAGTCCCTTTTATGTTAAGTCCAGCCGACTTATCAGAGATGATGCCTGTGCTGATTGGATTGCTTGGTCTTGGCGGTTTACGCACTGTTGAAAAGTTACAAGGCGTTGCCAGACAATGAACTTGACACCACACTTCACCTTTGAGGAACTGACTTACACTTCTCACAGGGAGTTTGACAATACCCCAAACCTTATTCAAATCAATAACTTACAAAGACTTGCAGAGTTTTTGGAAGAGGTCAGAGCCTTGCTTGGAAAACCTATCATCGTGGACAGTGGGTTCAGGTCACCAGAGGTTAACGCTGCGGTGGGAAGCACATCTGTGAGTCAGCATCTGCGTGGGTGTGCCGCCGATTTTCGAGTTATGGGTATGAGTCCCGCAGAGGTGGTAAAAGCCATCTACAAGTCTGACATTGCTTATGACCAACTTATATTGGAATTAAGCTGGATACATATCAGCATACCCAACACAGATGATGTTGACGCTCGTAAAATGGCTCTCATCATTGACAAGAAAGGCACAAGATACTATGCCTAAGAAAAAATTTCCCAATCTATCTGTAGGCAGAGGCGAGAAGTTATCTGTCAAGCAAGGTGCGGGGTTGACAGCCAAAGGTCGGGCAAAGGCAAACAGGGAGACAGGCAGTAATCTCAAGGCTCCCACCAAAGATACATCAAACCCTCGCCATAAATCTTTCTGCGCTAGAAGCAGTGGATGGACGGGGGAACGTGGCAAGGCAGCAAGAAAGAGATGGGGGTGCAGATAATGGCATACACACCAAAAGCCCAACGTGGTTTGTACTTCAACATTAACCAGCGCAGAGCAGCGGGTTTGCCGCCCAAGCGTCCAGGCATGACGGGTTACCCCACCAAAGAAGCGTTTATCAGGTCAAAGAGAACCGCTAAACGTTGACATGAACTTTGACAAGCTCACACAATAGGTGTGGGCCGTGGTAGCGCATTTCTTTAATAACAAAAGCTCCCTTAAAACCATACTGTTTTGCCCAAATCTTCCTGTCATCAAAATACTCATAGAAAGTATCTGGCGTGATGATGTTGACATGTGTCGGGTCTTGGAAAGCCGCACCATGTGGGAACGCTGGTGTCGAGGATAGGAACTTGCCACCCACCTTCATCACCCTGTAAATCTCTGACATGAGTTCTACAAACGGGTATCTGCGTTCTGGGACATACAACAGTCTGGGAATGTGCTCCAGAAAGTCATAGGCAGTCACATAGTCAAAATACTCGTTGGCATAGGGGATAGGCTCAATAGCGAGGTCAACGTCCTCAATATCAAGTCCTATCACTTCACTGGCATGGTAGGGGTTGCGGATGGTTTCTCCGCACCCAAGGTCAAGAGAGATAGTCATTTAATCACCACAAAAACAATCTATAGATTCTTCATTTGGGTCAAACATATCTTTTTGTTCTACCGAAAATTGAATCATTGACGCATAAGATGGTCGGTCTTTACGAAACACCGCACCGCTTGGCTTGGATGCCAATGCCAATGCCAATGCCTCCATTTTTGCCCACCAAATACCACGCTCTGGCTTTTCTGCAATCAGAGATAACACTTGTGCACCGCCTTTTAAAAAACATAAATCGCAATTACCGTGATATGTCACGCCATTTATGTTTGGCAACTCAAGGTCAAAAGATTGATTTCTCCAAAATTCACTCACAATTTCTTTTGTAACACCAGCAGCAACCAATGGAATTCTTGATTTGTCAGCAATTTTGGCGGCTCGACGTTGTTCATCAGCCCTCATACCCACCCAATCCATAGATTCATTATGTTGCCAACCCAATGACTTAAGGTATTTATGAATTGTTCGTATTTTTAGTTCTGCCGTACAAAATCTTGTCACAGGGTTTGGCAAGTATTGACGTTTACGAATAAGTGCTTCAAAAGGTTCGCCATTACGACTTGCAGTCTCAAATGTCACACGTTCAAAAGCAGGGTCTGCATCTCGGTATTCAAGCCAATGAATTTCAACATTCCATTCTTTTGCACATCTGTCAATAAAACGCAGTGTTGCCTCATCTTCCTTTCCTGTGTTGGCAAAACAAACAATAGCCTCATCGGGAAGACCATTGTTTGTTTTTAGCACTTGATACAACATATAAGCAGAAGTTCTGCCTCCGCTGAAGCTAATGCACGTTGGCTCAAGTATTTTGTATGGATTCATGGTGCTGGCAACAAGCCCCCCTCAAACAGATAGCTACCAAAATGCCCCAAAACCACCCACGGAGCAGCGTAAATCTTGTACCCATGCCGTCTGGCTTCTTGGCAGAAATAGTAGTCCTCTGACAGCAATCTGCCCACACCCTCTTCAATCGCACAGGCAAAGAACTCCACAATCTTGTCTTGCTTGATTTCACCAGACAGGAAAGTAACGTCATTGATATAACTAGGCATCTTGGTAGCAAGGTCTTCTAAACAACTACGCTTTATAAGCATGAAGCCTGTACCGCCATTCCAGATTTCCACAGGCTCATGTGCGGGTACGGTGACTGTCCCCTGATAGTCCACAAGGTTAACAACCAGGCTACCTGTACGGGTTTTCAGTTGGTCAACAGGCACACCGTCTTTAACGGCTTGTTCCACGCCATGCCAGTTGATTTCCTTCTTAGGGTAAATACCACAGATAATGTCTTTGTCAGCGTCAATCATAGGCACAATATCAGCGGGGTTCCACCGAATATCTGCGTCAATGAACATCAGGTGCGTGGCTTCCTTCTTGTTGAGAAAGCCATGTGCAAGAGCGTTTCTGCCACGCTGAATGAGGCTTTCGTTGAACATGCAGCTAAAGCTCATGTCTATATCGTTTGCCCTCATAACTGTCGTCATGTTGACCAATGATTGACAATAGTAGCCTGTTGTCATGCCACCATACATAGGCGTTGCCACAAAGATGTGTGCTTTGCTCATTGTTTAGTGCCTCTATCTGTCTTCATAATTTCCTGTGCATCTTCAAAGCCAGCAGCGTAGGCAATGTTCCACAGTTGTTGCAGAGACATGTTCACCAAATTAATGGTGTAGTTCATGCTGTTGTTAGCCTTGTTTACAGAGTCTTGGCTCATCTGTAGTTGTTGTGGTGTTGGTTTAACGTCACTCATGTGTTTTCCTCAATGGCTTTAAACATATCCTCTAAATCCATTTCTCTACCTTCTAACCAATCCTTGTCTTCAACCACTGTTTTTCCACTTCCAAATGGAACTTCACCGTTCCAACCTGACCCACTAGCTAAAAATCCACGCTTGTACGCTTCATTCAACAGTTTGAAAATTGTTTCTTTATTCACGATATATCCTCAATTCTTAAAACATATTTTTTGGTCTTTGCTGACTTGCGCCAGCCATGAACTTCAATTCTGATTCCAGCATCTCTCACAAGAGCAAGCGTGTCAGAGGCCATAATCTTTTGTATGCGGTTACTGACAGCAGAGGCGGTTACCTGCACTGCCAGAACCTCTCCCTTCCTGATAGCAAGAAGGTCAGCCCATCCCCACAGGTCTTTTCGTTGTTTGGTGAAGCTGTTCCACTTCTCAACTACTTCAACGTGGTAGCCCAACTCACGAAGGTGAGCCAAGCTACGCTGTGTGGGAGAGACTTTTGTTGCCATCAATAACAGTTTGTGCTGCAATTGTTCCCATAGCAGCAGGTTGTGCAAGTTACATACTTGCCATTTGCATAGTAAGTATGTGTTGAACATGCCGCCCAAACCATAGAACTAGAAACAGAAAGCCAAGCCGCAATTAAAAAAATTTTCATTTTTCTCTCCTGTGTTTAAAAAGGTACTTCTTCATCATCCCGTGGGCGAGAGGGTCTGCGGTTGTAGGATGGCACAACCTCTTTGTCTGCCCGTTCTTCTTCTCTCTTTTTCTTGCTCCAGTTATCTTCTTTCAAAGCAAGCAAGTTAAACCCTCGGCTTGTTGGCTTTTGCCACGCTGCAATCTTTAACTTTTCCCCTGCCTTGTAGTCCATCTCCAGAACAATAAAGCCTTTAAAGTCTGGGCCTTTGGGAGATTTACGCATCTCCTCTTCTTCCCAATACATCACGCCTGAACCAGGCAATTCTTTGTGTGGATTGTTTGTCATGTATGTCCTTTCAGTTGAGTGTGTACCTTGCGTACTTCTTGCCGTTTTGATTAACCATGTGCGTAAAGATTCTGTGTCCGTCCTTACGAAGACTTTCGATATGTGCTGCAAGCCTGAAACAACCGAACTCATTTAATGCCTCCATTGGTGTCAGGCTTTTCCCGCTTTGCAACCACATCAAAATATTGGTTCGCTGAGTCCCGAATCGGGAAGTGGTTGGGACTTGACGGGCTTTGGGTGTACAGTTCCCCCTGATTCAACGATGGCCCCTTTGAGTTTGACTTTATCCATTGTTGAGAAGTTTTCTGTAACAACCTTGTTGCACTCGGCAAGAGAGGAGAGCTTGTCTGCCTTTTCCTCCACAGAGTATTTTTGGCTTGCTGTGATGCGTCCGACCATTTGTGCATACCCGTCTATCCATTCCTCAACGCTTGCGTAGCGTTTGTAGGGTTCGTCAGAGTTCGGGACAAATAACGCAAACGCTCCGTCCTCAACCAGTTCGACAATCTCAACTTCTGGTAGGTCTTGTACCCGTTCAACATTACCCATGAACTTTTCTTTGGGAGGTTCAAAATCCTGGACTTCCTCAGGCGTATAGACTCCGACAACAGCACCTGGATAGACGGAACGTATTCCCTCGCTAATGACTCTCGCACGGAGCATCGCTCTTGGGTAGTTCTTCCAGTTGTCCTTGTTTGCAATTCCAATCTTCTTGGCTTGAGCAAGTGTCCACGACAACTCCAGAGTTCCCCCTTGAGGATGCGAAAAGATGCCTGTGACCTGCTCATCTGTATATTCCTTCCAATTAACTGAACCACCAGCTTGCTGAAATCTAGCGAGCATGGCATCTGCTTTGAGTGCGGGTCTGCCTTGGATGACATGATAGTCACGCATGGCAACCGCTGGGTGCATGTTCTCGCCTTGGCAGAGCAACATGATGGCAAGTGCTTCTTGTGTACTCTTGAACCCGAACATCTTGCTACCAGCGGCAACCTCCGCCATCTGCTGCATGTCGTTGAAGGGGACTATGTTACTCATTGGGAACTTCCTTTCTTTGTTTCATCATTAAATCTGCCATTTGGTATGCCTTGGCTGCAAACTCATCCATCGTTGCGGTCAGGCTAGGTTCTGAAATCATGGCTTGCATGGCAAGACCTGCAAACCAATCTCTCAAATCCATACCTTCACTCTCTGTTGTCTGACCACTTGTAGGGTGTTTGTGCATGTAGGGATAGGCTTTCATGCTTTCACCGCTGCCTTTCTGCCCATCTTCTTGCGTGGACTTCCATCTTTGTTGATACCGTTAGGGTAGGTTTTTATCAACGCAGACATTTGTGTTTTCAAGATTGACAATTCATCTTTGAGTCTCAGTACATCTGCTGTCAACATCAGGACTTCTAACTTGTGTTTGTTTGTGTAAAACATGGTGAACCTCACTTCAGTAAAAATCTACGGGAACCAGGCATCTCACGCATGAACTGCTTGTAGATGTCGGGCATACTTTCTTGAAACAGCTTGGCATCAAACTTGACGCTTGGCTTGGATGACTTCCATGTTGCAAGTACTTTGCCATCTATGGTGGTCAGTGTGTCCTTGTCTTGCATGTAGCCACGCACAAGGGTGTCGTACTGCTCTTCTTGAGCCTCTAGAGCTTTGATGTTGGCCTTGATTTGTGCAAGGGCCATGCAAGCCTGTTCGACACTGGCTGAAGCTGTTTTAATGCTTTCTGTGCTTGTAGGGTAAAGCAGCTTGACTTGCTCAAGGTCTTCAGGTGGGAGGGTTGTTCCCGCTTGGGCATGACCCCAGATGACTGCCATCTGTTTGATAAGGTCTTCCTTCTGCTCATCAGTGATGGTAAATGGGATAAGGACGAACTCTTGACCACCGAAAAGAATGGCGAGATAGACCATATCGACACCGAATACAGCTGCTTCATGTACCAGTTGCGCCACATCCGCAGGGGGTGCGAGGCCAGACACATCGAACTTATTACGCACACTTGCGTTGTAGTTCTTAGCTTCCACCAAAAATGTCTTGCTGCCTTGTTTACCAGCAAAATCAAAATGAGACTTAAACCAAGGGTGTTTGGCATGTGTGAGACTCTCCTCTATTTTTGTTAACTCTACCCCTAGTTTCTGTTGGGCAAGTCTGCCTATTACTGGTTCCATCACATGACCCATTTGCACGGCTTCAACATGGGAAATGTCTTCAATTTCAAGTTTGCCTTGCTTTGTCAGGATGACCTCGTTGGCCTTGCCATTTGCTACCTTTCTGCTGTCACCAGACCAGATAGCGGAGTTTCTTGTTTGTGGGCTGAAGTCAGACATACTTGGCCTCCTTGAGCATGAGTTCTTCTTCTTCTGAAGTCATCACATGGTCGGCAGCTTCCCAGAGTTCACCAGAGCTCTTGCAAGGCTCATGGTTGAGCCGCTGGACAGCGCAGTAGGGTAACTTGTCATCAGGGACTAAAAGCCCTGTTACAAGGCTTACAGGGCGTTTGTAGCTACACCTTGCAGTTTCATTGTTGTCATGCAGCTTTGGCAAGACAACGTGTTTACAGTTTACGCATAACTTTGTCATGGTCACGAACCTTTCGATTAAGTTGTTGAGGATTAGATTATAAGCACAGTTAGTTAGATGATGTCAAGTGTTTATTTCATGTGTTGCGCTCCTTCAATAAGGCGATGGCTTGAGCAACAGCACTTTGTTGACCTAAATTTGTGTTGTAGAACAAATCTGTTAACTCATCATTCGTCAACCCATGCCATGTACGCTGTGGTGGGTGTGGGTAAAGTGGCGAACTTTTAAACATATCATGGGGGGTTTCTCCATAATTTAGCCAACCCTTATTGTTTATCCATACCCACGCCACAGGCTCTTGCTCATGTCGCTGTTTTTGCATTTCATCGACATATTCCTTTGATGTGTCGTTGGTAGCGACATTTGCCAAGGCTTTTTCAAATACAGCAATAGCTTCTGCTGTGCCACAAGGTTCGCCACCGTGACACCACTTCAGTGCATCAAGCACAAGTTTCAATTCATCTTTTGTCATTGTGGATTACCTCCGCAATAAGGACAGCGTGTGATGATTGTCAGAATTCTGCGTTTGCATCGGAGGCAAATGTAGATTTGTGTCATGGGTTATCCCTCCACGCTAGGAAGCTGACAACTAGGGCTATGGCAATCAGGACTATCAGTCCCCCTGCTGAGAGCAGCACTATCCAGGTCAAAACATCTTGCATGTATGTCTCCAGTAATTGTTAGGGCTTTTATGATGGCAGAGGGGGGGTGCAATATGCCACCTCTGACTTGGTTTAAGAGTTGATTTGCTTCTTGTCTGGTCATGGTTACTAACTCCTTCCTGTTAAGAATTTGATATGGGCTATTTGTTGGGGGCTTAACCCATCTACATAGCTATCTTTTTTTTTGATGTGTTGGGCTATCTCGTTATCAGACATACCCTTATATCTATCAACTAGACTTCTTTTATGGGCTAACCTTTTAAGATTCCTAACCTTAGACTTATTCATCTATACCCCTATGCTGGATGGTGAGCAAAACCTAGCCCTCCCCACTTAAGGGGCAGAGCCTTCAATGCTGGACGGAGCCGCACATACCCGACAGTCGTTCGGTATAGGGGCACTATCTTCGCCACCCCTGCCTCTGTCTCATACCTTCCCACAGTAGAGGCTATCCCCCATCCCCTGCCGTATGGGTCACCGACAGGATGGGCGGTTGACGTAGGGGCAATAAAAAAACCGTTACAACTGCCCTCGGTAGGAACCCATAGGTAAAGACCAAGGGCAAGGGCATGTGTAACGGCTTTCATTAGCTGCTTCCTACGGCAACGGGGCAGATATTAACAAACCCTATTAGGGCTTGTCAATACCCCATAGCAATCAGGGCTGTTATATACCCCGCCACAAAGCAGCCAAGGTACATCACCACCTTGTCATGCAATGGGGGCTTTTCTTCCCATTCGGGGCAGCTTGGGAAAGCCTCTTGCAGGGTACGGGGGAACCTGCGGGGGGTGTCATTGTCGGGGCTTGGGGCTTTTATCATTCTTCCACCTCTGAAATGTCATATATACGCCAATCTGCTAAATCATCATCACCTGCCTGTTCAAACAGTCCACCGTCCATTTCACGGGCTATTTCGTAGGCTTGGTCTTCGTCCTCTGCTTCTATTTCGGTTTGACAGTAAACCGTATAGGTTGCTTTTACTTTATAGGTTTTCATGGGGCTACCTCCGATTTAAGGGCTTGAATTTGGGCTACTTCACTGGCAAACCATTCGACATGGACAATTTCGTCACCGTCTTGGTCGTTGGAATATTCAACCCCCCATTTGTGGGTTGCGTGTGAATCGTCATAACAGGGGAATTTATATTGTTGGCAAGTCATGGGGCTTATCCTTTATCAATTTGGGCTAAAAGGGCTTTAATACGGACTTCCAAGGCTTTAACGACATGGGGCTTATAGCATGGGTCATCTGCGGCATCTTCCACGTATGGTAGGCACGTGTAGAGTAAATCTAGCATGTCGGGGGCGGCTGCCATCATTCGGGCATTTGATACCGATTCGCTGCCAAAATTACGGTTTACAAGGGCAACGGTAAATATGGGGCTTATATCGTCATCCCGTTCATCTTCGCCCGTGATACGGTAAAAGCTATCATCCTCAAAATCAAAATCTACATTCCAAGGGTTTGTTGTGGTGTGTGACATGGATACTATCCTTTAAAAGGTTAAAAAAAGGGGGTTACAAGCCCCTATAAGGGGCTGTAAGGGGCTTATTTGAGAATACATTCCCGCAGGGTTCGCATTTCGTCAGGCCATGATTGACCGCATATGTACTCTGCGCCTTTATCGTTCAAAGTCATGCGGGAATATATGCCGTACCGTTCCCAAAGGCTTAGGGGCAATTCAAGCCTACGAGAGAGCCTTGTTTTTGTGTCTTGTCGGCAGCCTTTGCCTACCATGTTCAAAATTGCGGTTTTTTGTGCGTCATTCAAAGCAAACGTACCTTCCGAATGCTTTGCGTCATAAATTAAGTTGTCCAGATTGCGTTGCATACTATGCGTCCTTTCAAGTTGATTATGTGATTATCGAATGATAATCCCTATGCCCACAATATGAGCATAGGGGTACCACTTAGGCCGTTGCTGTTTCGTTTGCTGCAACCTTAGGCCGTGTACACCATGTAGGCACGTTGACGCTAGCATGCTCACGCATAGGCATAATCACGCCTACGAACAACGGGTCACTGTCAATATTGACAAGGCCGCTATCGTTGCCCCGTTGCTTAATTTGTACGCTGATACCGTTTGCCTTATGACCCCGTAAGTCATTCGCACAATCATAAAAGGCTTGAATATATTCGGGGTTATATGTGCTTTGTTCTAGCCCTTTATCGCTTGTAAGCGTAGGAACTACCCTATCACAATCGGGAAAATTACCCTCTAGGGCTTGAAAAATCATGGTTTCACTCATTGCAGTGATAACGCTTACCTTTACCCCGTCAACGGTAAAGCACAATGATTCGTTGCCCTTTTTACCCGTTGCGCCTAAGCTTTTCACCGATTCAAGCGGTAATATGACGCTACACGGGTTTGCTATCGGTGTTTCGTCAATAAGCAAACGGCCTAGAATGTGCCCGTTTGTTGCTTCGATATATGTGCCCCTATTATTTTGCACAATGTGAAGCCCTTGTAAGTAATAACGTATGTCCTTCGTTGCTGCAAACCGTGACATACCTTTGAGTTGTTTGCGGAGAATTGAGAATTGCATACTATGCTCGCTTTCATTTAAGGTTGACGATTATCGGATGATAATCCTACAAAGCCCTATAAATAAGGCCTTGTAAGGTATCACAATGGTTCAAAGCCTAAACCGAAACCCGCATACCCTAGAGTTTCACAACCCGCAAACCATGTTTCCAAGTCATAATCGCTAGCCACATGGTAAGCGTTATCCTCAAATACAACCCAAAAATCATCCGCTTTTTCATTGGATAAGCGAATTGCAGCCCTTGCAGCGTCATTAAAATTAGCATATGCCATGGTTACTAACCCCTTAAAGTTGATTGATTGATTGATACGTTGAAAGCGTATCGCATGACCTAGCACGCTAGGCCATACGCTAGGCTTTTAATCCATGCGTGACTCTACATATGCTTTGATACCGTACTCATTCAATACGCTAGCAAAAGCATAGGCATAGGCCTCTTTTTTAGTCAACGATTGATTGAAATCACGCACTGACATACTTACGCCGCCGTTGTAGGCTTTGCGACCTAAACCGTTAGCAACTAAAAACTTAGCGAATTTACTATTTGCGGGTTTGACGGTAACGCTAGCAAACCCGCAAACACCGTCACTAACGAAATATTCCCGTACAACCTTAGAATCGTCATTAAACGGGTTTTCACGTTGTTGCACTACCATAGGTGCTACCGTAGTCATTTCAACGGCTACATTGCCCGCATAGTGCGCTTGTTGATAGATTGATTGTTCATTCATGGATACTATCCTCAGTGTGTGTTGATTGAATTGTAAAGCCTAGAATTCTAGCCCTTACACATATATACATAATAGAATCGTGCCAACCCTTGTAAGTCGTTGATTTGTATAGCCTAGGTATTTCCCTAATGTATATCTATACAGTATATATTGTAATAATAAAGTAAGGACAACGGTAGTTAGTCTAGGGTTAGACTATACAGTATACTAATTCTATTCTAGTGTGTTTATGTAATAGGTTATCTAAGGGGTAACCTGGTCAACGATAGGGGAAGCTTGGGGGTTTACACATCTCGCCCTCCACTTAACATAATATTCCCCTACCGCTACACGCTAGCATTCTAGAAAAAGGGTAACGGGGTTGACTGTGCTTTGCGTGTGCTTGTCATGGCTTGCGTGACCATGCTTTTGGGGTTGAGGGTCTGAAAAGGCGTGCACCCCACTTCTCGTCCCCCCCAGAAAAAAATAGTTTTTTGGTATAGTGGAATTGCTGTTGGTTATCGAATGCTCCAGCAGTTGCCTTCAGGGTTGGTCAGGAGTTACTTCTTGACTAACCCTTTTTTTGTCTGTAGTATGGAGTTATTGGTAGAGGGGAAGAGATGATGATTACTGCGATAGAGGTTGAAGTAGGCGTACCTGCACCCAAGATGAGGGTGGTGTATGCGTACCCGTATGAGGAGATGGATGTGGGGGACAGTTTCTGTGTGCCGCTAGAGGCTAGGGCGAAGGTGTTGAATGCCAACTACAGGGCGGGTAAGAGGTTGGGGCGGGTGTTTACTGCCAAGACAGAGGGTGAGCAGGTGAGGGTGTGGAGGACAGCGTGAGAGAAGTGTTCTGGATGGATGAGGAGGAGTTACGGGATGCGTATGCTGACCTGTTGACTAAGCTTGTCCGTACGGAACAGATGATGGTGATGATGGCGATAAGTATTGAAAAGGCTGTGGAGTATGGGTACAGAGTTGGATACGAGGATGGTGTTGCGGGAGAGTCGTATTCAGCTCAAACAGGACATTTGGAGAGCCTTGTCTTGCACTAGCAAGAAGCAGAAGTTGGCGTTGGTGGCAGAGTGGAAGGGTAAGTACTGTGCAGACCATGTGAAGACGCTTATCAACTGTGTGAAGAACAAGCAAGCTGCGTATGTAATTCTTGAATGGAAAGATGATGAACTTTGACCTGAAGAAGTTTTATAAGTTCTGCTCTGAACTCAAGATTGAGACTAAGGAAGAGGGTTTGAAGAAGATGGGTAACCTTCTGGGGACTCAAACCTATGTCATGCAAGAGATACAAAAAGGCTTAGATGAAGATGTTCACTTCTTTGTCATCCTCAAAGGTAGGCAACTTGGTATCACGACTATTTCGTTGGCACTTGACCTTTACTGGCAGTTCACGCACCCTGGCTGGCAAGGTACGTTGGTTGCGGATACAGAGGAAAACAGAGACATGTTTCGCTCTACTCTCGCTATGTATATGGAAGGGTTGCCCAAAGAGTACAAGATTCCGCTGGTTGCCCATAACAGAAACCAGATGGTTCTAAAAAACAGGTCAAGACTCTTCTACCAAATTGCTGGAAACAAGTCTCGTCTGGGACAAGGCAAGGCTATCACTTACCTACACGGCACAGAGACAGCATCGTGGGGGAATGAAGAAGGCTTGGCTTCTCTGATAGCTTCTTTGGCTGAAAAGAACTCAGAGAGGCTGTACATGTTTGAGAGTACTGCCCAAGGCTTCAACATGTTTCACGACATGTACAAGACTGCCAAGCGAGCAAGAACACAACGTGCCATCTTCTGCGGTTGGTGGAGGAATGAGTATTACTCTGTTCCCGCTGACTCCAACATCTACAAGGTGTACTGGGATGGCAAGCTGACAGGCGAAGAGAAGGAGTGGCACAAAGACATCAAGAAGCTCTACGGCTTTGAGATTAACAGCAGACAAATGGCTTGGTGGCGTTGGAAGATGGCAGAAGGCATCAAAGACGATGCGCTTATGTACCAAGAGTTTCCACCTACGGAGGACTATGCCTTTGTGATGACAGGCTCCTCCTTCTTCTCGCACACACGGTGCACAGAAGCCGCCAAGAAGAGCAAGACCACAGACTGCGACTACTACAGGTATGCGTTTGGTCAACTCTTCCAAGACACTGAAGTGCTCAAATCCACAGAAAGACTCGGTACTCTCAAAGTGTGGGAGGAACCTATAGACTCAGCCTACTACGTTATTGGTGCAGACCCCGCCTATGGCAGCAGTGATTGGGCAGACAGGTTTTGTATTCAGGTCTACCGCTGTTATGCAGATGGCCTAGACCAAGTAGCAGAGTTTGCAACCTCTGAACTCAACACCTACCAGTTTGCGTGGGTGATAGCGCACTTGGCTGGCGCATACAAGAACTCTACGCTTAACCTTGAGGTTAACGGCCCAGGTCAAGCTGTCATCAATGAACTCAGAAACTTAAAACGCTTGGCAACCTCTATGGGAGGGGCTACAGGGCGGGATTTGATGGATGTGTTGGGTAGCATGACAAACTACATCTGGAGGCGTAATGACACCCTTGGTGGCCTCTCCAACAGTATTGGCTACCTCACCACTGCAAATAGCAAAGAACGCATGTTGCAGTACATGAAAGACTATTTTGAGCGTGGCATGATGGGCATTCTCAGCATGGATACCCTAGAAGAGATGAAAGGTATCGTGCGAGAAGGTGGTTTCTTGGGCGCACCTGGTCGTGGCAAGGACGATAGAGTGATTGCCTCTGCTCTTGCTGCCGTTGCCTACGCAGAACAGATTCAACCTAGATTGATAGCCCACAAGCTCTCACGCAATGTGAGTGCAGCACAAGAGTCCTTTACCCCAGAACAAATTGCAGTCGGCAGAAATGTCAGCGACTACCTCAAACGAATAGGAATTTACGGTGCATGACCAGTTAACAATTGTCTCCATCTACGGGCACAACAATGGTGCTAGTGCCATACCCGCTATCTCCCGCTCTATGCGTGAGCTACCAGGCAGTAAAGGCTTGCTCATTTCCATAGAAGAACCACCTAACTTGCCAAGCAATGTGGTCTGGAAGCGTTGCCATGTCATAGACTACTTAGGGTATTCCCTGTTTATGATGCACAGCCTGTATGCGTTTATAGAAACAGACTACTGCCTTATTGTCCAAGACGATGGGTGGGTGCTTAACGGTAAGAACTTCAAGCCCGAATACTATGATTACGATTACATAGGCGCACCCTCACACTGCGCTTTTGGTAACAACACTCTGTACCTGAACTTCAATTGGACACAGGCCACAGAACCCGTAACCGTTGTACAAAATGGCGGGTTTTCCCTGAGAAGCAAGCGCTTTTTAGAAGCCTGTAACAAGCATGGCATCGTGCACTTGAACAGCAATGAGATACATGGGTGGAACGAAGATGCACAGTTATCTGCCATTCTTAAACCTGTACTTGAGAGTTACGGGTACAAATATTGCCCTATCGACATTGCCAAACACTTCAGCATGGAGTATGTAGGACATGGTTTTCACGAAGATGAGTTTGATTTTGATTCACTTGTAGGCCACCACGCCCAAACAAGGAAGTTAGTGAGCAATAACCACATTGTTGTGCCCTCTGACCCGACAAAAGCACACGGGGAAGTCAAGTTCATGTTGTGGTTGCAAGAGCAAGGCTACACCGTGGAGTACAGATATGCCCCCGTTAAGCAAGCGTGAACTCACCTTACACATGCAGCGTTTCTACGCAGACAAGGAAAGAGGCATCTCTATTGCCCTTTTTTCTGAACTTGCAGGGATAAGTAAGGGTCATTTCCATGATGTTTTCATCTACAAGACAGAACCACTGACCGAAAACGTGCAACGCAGGGTCAGTAAAGCCTACCAACAGTGGAAGGCAGGTAATGTGAAGGTGATGAGGCGCATAGACAGAACCAAATATGTGGACTACAGAAAAGAATCTCAGCCCGTTTTTAAGCCAAAAATGGGTCTACAAGTGACCTCAGAGGGCATAAAAATCAAGGTTGGGATGGTAAACAGGCACGATTACAGCGAAATTTCACTTGACGAAGCACTTAGGGGGTAAAAATGGGTATTTTGAGAGACTATTACTGCGAAAGCCACGGTATTTTTGAGGCATGGGAGGCAACTTGCCCCATGAAACACTGCAAAAGCACCATTTCTGTCGTGCATTTGAAGCCTGTAGGCACAAGGTCGGCAAAAACAGCGGCTACAGACAATAATTTGAAGCAACTTGCTATTGAATACGACATGACGGACATCAAGTCCACAAAAGCGGGTGAACACCAAACTGGCTACATGAAACGCAAAAATAAGCTCACCGACAAGCAATTTGCCGAGGCTACAGACGCAATTCAGGCAAATAACCAGAGACAAACACGCCCTGGCGACTCCGTTATTTGGGGTGGAGGTGGCAATATCAACATGAAATCTGTCATGGGTGGACAATTCAAGTCGGTTGCTGGAGAATCCGTGGGAATTAACCCCAAAGCAGCGGGTGACCTGCAAGGCCCCCGTGCGAGTGTAGTAATGAATGACCACGAAAACTTACAGGTGAGAAAATGAGAATCCCTAAAGAACCTATTGCCAGAGAACAGTTTTATTTAGACCTCATTGAAAAGTGCCTAGTCAGTCGTGAGCAACGCAAGGTGGACTATGCCGCCCTGCGCTCTTACTACTTGTTCGGAAATGCGCCTGATGACGTACCCGCCATCTACAACAAAATCTATCCGCACATAGACCAACTTACCTCGTTCCTGTACTCCGCAGAAACCACCAAGTTTTCTATCCACACAGGTGCGTCTGTCGCAGAAGAAGAGCAGATAAAAGTGCCTACTCTGAGCAAAGCCTTGAATGATGAGTGGCTCAACAGCAATGCCGACCAAGTTTTCTCAACCGCAGTCACCTGGTCACTTTGCTACAACACAGCCTTTGTCAAACTTGTTATCAATAACGGCATCCACCCCTACATGGTAGAACCCGCCTGTATAGGCGTGTTGCGTGAAGACAGTGCCTACACCGACAGACAAGAAGCCCTTGTCCACTCTTACTACATCACCAAGTCAGAATTGTTCGACAGGCTCTACTCTCATCCTGATAGAGATGCCATCGTCAAGCGGGTCATGTCTTCTCAACATGAACGCACAGAAATTGCCAACGGCATCCAACGTATTATTTTGTCGCAGACCAACCCGACCATGTACGGTACGGTCAACCTTGACTTGTCTGGAAACCCTACCTACAAAGCGCAAGTCTCAGAAGACACCATTGAGATGATTGAACTGTGGGTATGGAATGATGAAATAAAAGATTACCAAGTAGTTACAAAAGCAGACCCCAATGTCATCATCTATGACCGAACAGGCGAGTCTATGTTCTTAAAAGGTGAACTGCCTTTTATCCAAATATGTCCCAACCCTCTTTACGATTACTACTGGGGTAGCTCAGAGGTTCAGCGTCTGATTTACTTGCAACAGCTACGCAACAAACGCATGACTGAAATCCTTGACCTGCTCTCAAAACAGGTTTCTCCACCTACCGCCCTTATTGGCTTTACGGGCATTTTGGATGAAAAGAATTTTGCACTCAACCGTGCAGGTGGCTTGTTAGCAACCGACATGCCAAACGCCAAAGTAGAGAAGTTAGCACCCACTATTCCTCCTGATTTGTTCAGAGAGATTGGCGAAGTTGACCTGATGTTTGAAGAGGCATCAGGCATTGTTTCTGTGTTGCAAGGCCGAGGTGAGGCGGGTGTGCGCTCGTCAGGCCATGCCTCGCAACTTGCTCGTTTAGGTTCAAGCCGAGCAAAAAAACGTGCCCTCGTTATTGAAGACAGTTTAGAGAAAATGGCAACCCTGTACCTTAAGTGTATGCAGGTCTATGACAACACCCACTACACAGACGCACATGGCTTGAAGTTCATTGCCGAACAATTTACCAAGGACTTTGTGGTGAAAGTGGATGCTCACTCTAATTCACCAATTTTCATGGAAGACAGCCGCAAGATGGCGTTTGAGTTGTTCCAAGCTGGCGTAATCGACAAGGAATCCTTGCTTGACATGATTGAGCCACCAATGAAACAATTGTTGTTAGAAAGACTTAAAAAAGCAGAGGAAAAACAAGTTGCTCAACAAGCTATGGAGCAACAAATGCAACAAATGCAACCTCCAAAAGCAGAAGGTAAACCAGACTTGAAAAAGGTGGGATGATGGCTACAAACAACACAGGCATGACACAACCTATAGCAGACCAACCTCGGGTTGACACTGCTTCCTTGAAAAGAAACGAAGCGAGTCCTAACTTGACATTGCGTCAAACAGGGTTTAAAACCACATACGGTAGAAGTCAACGTGACTACAACCGCAAACCATCAGGAGGTATGAGATGAACATGAAGCCAAAAAGCGGTCGCAAGTGCCGTAGATAATTTAAGATTCCGTAAGGAAAGGGTGTGGCTGCTTCCCCTTTGAGGTGGCCTGTAAAAGGATTGCATCATGTATATGAAAGCAAAAATGGCTCCAAAAATGGCTCGTATGGGACGAAAAGCCCGTAAAGGTCGCAAGTAATGTCTACGGAGGGCTGACAAAAAATGCCCTCCCCCTATTGACAAGATGTTTGTAAGTGGTTACAAACACGCCAAGGAGTGATTATGAGTGTTCCACCAGATAAGTTGATGGAGTTAATGCGGGGTAGCCAAGCCGCTGCGGGCACACCCACCCCTAACGAAATGCCAGAAGAAATGGACACAGAAGCTCCAGAGCCTCCTCCAATGGCTTCTCCGATGTCTACTCCTGAACCCAAGATGGGAAACAAAGAAGCCGCAATGATTAACGTCAGTATGGCTATCGACTTGCTTGAACAATCTCTACCCGCTTTTGGCTCTGTTTCAGAAGAGGGTAAAAAAACTCTCAATGCCATTCGTGCACTTAGCGGATTGATTGGTCAGAAAAAAGGCAAAACTGACGAATTGCAACAATCCGAAATTCTTCAGTTATTGCAAACCTTGCCACAGGCGGGTGGTGCTACCCCTGAAAGCAAAGCAATGGCGCAAGCACCTATCCCTGGTATGCCTCCACAAGGCGGTATGCCTCCTCCTCCCCCCATGTAAGGAACCAAAATGGAACTTTTTAAACCCCGTGCCGCTGCGTCACCTCGCAAGCCAACTGACAACAACCAGCAAAATGGCGTTGTCACCAACACACCCCGTTTCTCTCAGTTTGGCGGCTTGAATGGCCCCAACAAAGTAAACAAGTCAAGCATGGCTGTCCAAAAGCCAGGTGATGGCAAACGTGTCATTTAATCGTATAAAGAGGGTAACTTTATGTCACTAGAAAATCTTTCCTTAGAAGCCCGTGATGAATTGGCAGCACTTGCCCAAACACTTGCGGAAAACCCTGATACTCGCAAAGACTTCTTGCGTATGACTAAGAAGGTCAAACCAGACCTTCCTATTCCTGAACTTGACATTGAAGACTACACACAAAAAGCGGTTAGCCGTTCTGAAGACCGTGTGCAAGCCTTGGAAGCCAAGTTGCGTGAGAAAGAAGCGATTGAAGACCTCAACAATCGCAGACAGAATTTGATGAAAAAGGGCTTGATTTCTAACGAGTCAGAAGTTGGTGATGTAGAAAAAATCATGTTGGAGCGTGGTATCACAAATCACGAAACAGCAGCCGAATACCATCAGTGGATGAAGCAAGCCGCAGTGCCGACTTCATCTGGATACAACCCAAGTGCTGTCAAGCAATTTGACTTGAACAAGTATTGGAAAAATCCAGTTTCCGCTGCACGGAATGAGGCATTGAATGCGCTCAATGACTTGCGTAAACCGCATCGTCCTATTGGGTTGTGAGAGGGTAATTTTTTTTAATAGGAGGCCTTATGGCTATTGGCGGTGGCATCCTACCAGCAACAGGGTCAGCACAGTTCAACGAACTGACTTACGTTACTCGTAGAGCCTTTATCCCAAAGTTGGTTGTCCAGCTTTACAACTCGACACCCCTCATGGCGGCTCTGATTGCCAACAGTCAGTCTGCCTCTGGCGGTGTATCTTCTGTAACCGTGCCTGTACAGGGCGCACAATTTGTAAATGCTCAGTGGTCTGACTACAGTGGCTCTTTTGCCCAACCGTCAGTTCAACAGGGTGCTTACAACGCTGAATTTGACCTGAAACTGATGATTTCTCCCGTACCGTTCCTCGGTATGGAAGGCGCAGTTCAGCAAGATGCAGCGATTATCCCGTTGATTGAAGCTCGTATGAACGATGCAACCAACGTGATGATGGATGCAATGGCTACTGCCTTGTACAACAACACCACCAACACACAACAGTTTATCGGCTTGCCCGCTGCTGTTGCAAACTCTGGCACATACGGCAACATTGACCGCAGTGCCTACACTTGGTGGAAATCTTCACAGTATGCCGCTGGCTCTGTGAACCCAACCCGTCAAAACATTCTGCAATACATTTCTGGCACAGTGAAAGCTGGTGCTGAAATGCCTAGCTTTGGTGTTTGCGGTTTTGGTACTTGGACATTGTTGGCTCAAGACTTTGTCGGTCAAGAACAATACGTTATCACCCCAGGCGCAGGTTTCGATGGTGAAACCAACGGCCCTCAAGCCGCCTTCCGTGCCTTGATGGTTGCTGGCGTACCTATCTATCCAGACCCCTATTGCCCCGAAGGTACTGTGTACTTCCTGAACACCAACTACTTGTCTCTGTACATCCATGAGCAAGGTTCGTTTGTGTTTACAGGCTTTGAGTCCACACTTCCGAACTGGCAAATTGGTTATGTTGGCGCAGTTTTGATGATTGCCGAATTGGTGAACGTCAAACCTAAGTC